TCTTCGCGCTCTTCATCAGTACGGTCGTCTTGTTCTGCTGCTTCTACTTGACCGCCTTCTTCGTGCTCTTCAATTTCTTCTGGAAACTCTACTTTAGCAACTAAAGTACCATCTTCCATTTCTTTCATTGGGACGTGATCGTCCTGTTCATTCTTTGACATTCTTGACTTTCTACAAAGTTATTAATCTACAAACGCTTTCATTTTTTGAGCATACTCAAAAGATTTAATCTTGGAGATTATTTCACGCGCTTGTAACGTGATAAATACTACTGCGCCGCCTTCATCATTTGGATCTATAACAAAACGATCTCCGCCGTATTTGATGGTCCTAACCAAATCACCTTCTTTACACCAAGGGCCTTCAATCCAAGGCTCTAATGTGTCCGGTGACTTATATGCTAGGGGTCCAACTTGAATTACTTTGGCTACTGTTTCGTTAAACTTCAGCGTTTGTTGAGTTTCGTCAACAAAAATGATTCCGCCTTTGCTTTTAATTTTTTGTCTACGCAACTGGACCAATACTCTGTCTCCAGCTACTTCAACACCGTGGTCGACGATAGGAAAACACTCTAATTCTGTTCGTGTGTCCGGCTCATCGTTGGTTTTAATATCAATTGCCATTCGGCAATCCCTTTCTGAATCTTACGATTCGTCGTCATCGTTTTCCGTTAAAATTTCGTTGACAATATCCAAAGATAACTGCAAACCTTGGATAATGCCTACATATTGCTTATAATCATCAAATGAATTGATGTTTGAACCCGCGGTAACGGTATCCGCATGATTTTGTATCTCAGTCCTTACGCGACCGATAATTTCACTAATAAAGTCTTTCATACTTTAACTAATACGTTGGTCGGAATAAATCCGCCCCAAAAATCAATAAAAGTTTCCGCCGCCGATATCTTTAAGGTTTTTAGCTTGACCAACTTTGCTATCTTTAGCCATTTTGTTTTGATTTAAAACAGCATTGTTAGCGCGCTTGGAGCCAGATGGGCCTTTGTCGATGGTTTTCTCACCAGGACCGCCAGCGTTGCCGGGGGTGCCAGTCATTTTGTATGTTTTACGGAAGCCTAATTCGCCGCCGTCTTGTTTTTTGTTTGCCATTATTGTTCCTCAGTGGGTGTTTGGGGTTGTGCTTCTTGTTGCTGCTGTGCTTGGGCTAGTTGCTGTTCGTGCATCTGCTGGGCTTGTGCTAAACCCTGTTGGTGTTGCTGGTCCTGTTGCTGCATTTCTAGTGCATGCTGCTGCTGGGCTTGTGCTAAACCTTGTTGATGCTCTTGAGCGGCTTGTTGTACCTCAATTTGTTGCTGAACTTGTTGTGCTTGTTGTTGGAATGCTTGTTGTTGGATAGCTAAACCGTGCTGACGAATATCTTGGTCAGAGGCTTGGATAGCTTCCATTGCCGATTGGTTTTGTTCTGCTTCCAATTGCGTTTGGAGCTGATCCATCTGGGCTCCGGCGTTAATTGAAGCAACACGCTCTTTTGCCGCATTGTTGATGTTAGCCATTGCAATATCGGTAGCGTTGCGTTGGTTATCAATGCTAGTTTGGGTGCTGTATTTAGCCTGCAACTCTTGAACTTTAGCTTGCAACTGAGCAATCTTGACTTGGTAGTCTTGCTGCATGCCCTGAGTATCCAATTGCATCTTGGCCTGAGCTTCTTGCAATTTACGCTGAGTCTCAGCAGTCTGAGTCTTAACAATTGCCGCAGCAGTTGGGTCAGACATAAGCATAGTCTGTTGCTGAGATTGTTGAGCTTGCGCAACTTTTTGTGCTAATCCAGAAATTTGTTGCAGGAATGGTCCAATAGTTTGCTGTGAGTCTTGTCCAACCATCTGTGATGCCAGGGCCAAGGCTTGTTGTGCTTCTTGGTCCAGCGGCAACTCTTGGTGTAGTTTTAAAGTATCTTCGCCACCAGAAGCATGGGCTACATAGGCACGCATAGATTGCAAGTAATGCAGTGTCAAGTGTTGCTTGATGTGCTCTAGTGCATGTGGCGCAAAAATTGGTCCAATAATAGGATTACCGCCGTACGCAGGATTCATTGCATACTCAAGGTGAATCTTAAGGTGGGCAATATGGTCCTGGTCGGGGTAGGCGGCAGCGGGTCGTCCCATCGTCATAGAAACGTTCTCTAAGGCCGGATTGGATTCGTTGGCGCCTTGTGGGTTTGGCAGTACTTCTTCAAGTTCAGGAATTTTAAGTTGTTTAAGAACGCGTTTATATACGGCGCGTACGTCAAACATTCCTGGAGGCGCAGAGCCTGCCATTTGTAACAGTGCTTGATTCTGAGCAAGACGTTGTGTCTCAGAAAAAATGTTAGGATCAGATACTGGGCGAACATCTGAGTTATACGCAAAGTCGCGTACCTCAATGCTTTCGCCAGATTGATTGTCCATCTCTTGCAAGTACCAATGGTTGATACGGGAGATGATCTTAAGTGATTTTTCTTGGCTACGATGTAGGCGAGCGTGAATGCTAGAAAATACTTTAGCGCCTTGTTCAATCAGAGCTTGAGTTGTGCCAACAGGCATTTGACTGTTAGCATCAGCAATCTTCTCTTCAGCGGTTGTAACAACGCCTTTAGCTGCAGAAGTTAACCAACCAAGCAAATCAAACAATACGCTTGATGGTGGATTGAACGGCATTGCCATGGCAATCTGACGAATGTCAGTTACACCAGCGCCAGCTTCTACTTCAACTACTTGGGTTGGTTCAATCCGATCAGACTGTCCACTAACTCGCCCAGTTTTAAGTTTAAGTAATGTCTGGCTGTTGTTGATATGAGCAGCATCAAGCAGAGCACGTAAAGCGCCAGTGAGAGCAGCAGATAGGCCGCCAATAAGATGGGGGAGGCCAATAGCATAAGCACCACGCCAAGGGATGAACTTGAACTCGACCATCCAGTCCAATTTTTCACGTTTTTCATCATTTGCATCCCAGTTGCGATATAGTGCTAATACTTTGTTTGTTGATTCATCAATTGTCAGAATGTATGGTGCGCGTTTGCCTTCTGTCTCTGTATCTTCGTCCAGACGCATGAAGCAAGTAATTTCATAAATGCGGCGCAGCTCATCAATATTTTTGCCTGGTAAGTCTTTGCCTTCAATCTTGTTGTTGGCTTTCTCAGACTGGGTCATGTCATTGATCGGAGCATCAGACGTGTATTCCAAATTGTCTAAGTCACGATACAGACCAGCATCAATACGTTTTAAATATTCATCGCCAGTAATGTCTTGCTGTTCGCATACACGCTGTGATGTATAAAAGTTAGTTGTTGCGTATGGTAGAATGATGTTGTCAATTGGAACCCACTCACATGTTGGGCGCGCTTGCTCTTCATCGTACATCCACTTGAGATACTGTGATCCACCAAGTGGCAATTGAGTAAACAACTGTTCCATCTCATCACGGAACTCAGGAACTTGTTGTGTTAACTGCCAGTTAAGGAAGTTTACTTTTCGTTCTGCTGTTTCTTCTTTTTGTTTATCATCACTACCTCTGATGTTCGATTTGACAATGCCGTCTGACGGAAGAAGTTCTTTTGAAGCGGACGCTGCGAAGTCGACGCAAGCCTCAGCCATGACGGGATGCACCACTTTAGAAGCACCGTCGAAAGTAGCACCACCAGGAGCGTCCTTACCAAGGCCTGTCCGACGAAGTCCTTCTTCATATTGTTTATCTCTTTGTTTGCGAGCTTCTTTGTCTACATCAATATAATCGAGATACTCAATCGCCAACGCATTTAATGTTTGCTCATCAAATACTTCTGCAAGGTTTGCGTAAAACTCTGGATTCTTTCGTGGGCTAGATTTTTCTACGTAGTTAACCACCACGGAACCGTCGTCAAGTTCAATGAGTTCTTGTTCTACTTCATCAGAGTCTAATCCAAGTACTTCTTCGTACTCTTCCATATCAGCGTCTTGCTGCTTTGCGTCCTTAATCTCATCTTCGCGATCGAGATTGGGCAAATTGCCGCCAGCCTGAATGGGTAATGTGGGTTGTGCCATAGATTATTTTATTTGGAATTTGGTGGGCTAGAAATGTGCCCTTATTTTAACTAATACGCTATTTACATCAAATCCGCCCTACTGAGCGTATGGATTGGCAAAACGCTTGCGGGGGTCTTCATCCGCATAATCGTAATCTCTGGCTGGTAATGGGTCTAATTGCAGCCAGCCATCGTCTCTGAGGATACGCAGGGCCTGTGAAAGCGAGTCTACGTAGTCATCATGCCCGCCGGCTTCTGGGAACGAACAGACTTGGCGCAAGAAGCGTTTAGCCCAATCTGCGTATTCACCAGGTTTTTTAGGATCTTCTGGAATAAACACTTTTCCTTTAGCTATCAATGGCGAAACAATGTTTAACCGTTGTATTTTGTCTGCACGACCAGGATTGTAACCTTGAACTGGCACACCTGCACCTCGAAGTTCTTGAATTAACGAAATACCCGCTGATTTGTCTTCCATCAAAATAAGATCAGACTTTTTACCTTTGGCAAAATCGTTATCTGCACCATATACGACTTCTTTAAAATCATTTACCACCTTGCGACGTAACTCCGGATAGGATAGATGCTCATCCCACGCGTCTAATAACATCGCGCACACGCCGCCATCCAGTTGCTCAAAGATTCCCCAGACTGTGCAAGCTGTTGGGTCGTTGTGTGTCTTTTCGCTGGTTGCTGGATCGTATGACGCCAACACATATTCCAATTCTGGCGTGGGTTTATCGGCTGGCCACATTCTAAAATGCCTGCGCTTGATAATGCCGGAAGATTCTGGGTCAAGAATCTCACCGTAGATCTCCTGACGACCAATGTCGGTGCCGTCGTATGTCTCTAGCTGTTTGAAAAATGTTTCGGAGAGGTTCTCCCGATTGTCGTACGATGACGCGTTGACCATGTAGACGTCGCCACCAACTTTACCTTCGGCGAGGTCGACAATGAGCTCGCGTGGCTTGGGGGTGGTGGTGATAATTTGCTGAACACGAGGGATTCTTGGGTCTTTAAGACGCAAAGTAAACTGTACGCCATCGTAGGCGTCGTCAAGATAGTCGAAGGCGCACAACTCGTCGAACCAAGCTCCGTGATATTGCTTACCACGATATCGTTCTGGTTCAGATGCTGGAATGCCTTGAATGATTGATCCGTTGATGAGGGTAATTTCAAAGAGGGACTTGTTGTAATCTCGTATAAGGCTCGCGGGTATGATATTGAGAAGACCGGAGTCTCCTTCGAAGCAAGTTGCACGGATATCATTAGAGGTTGGGGCGGTGACAAGCCAGCGAGTGCCGGGGTAACGCCAAGCGCGTATGCCAATCCAATGGCTGGCAGTGTGCGTCTTACCAGATCCGCGGCCGGCAAGCATAAGGAACGTATCATATTCTCCATCGTCAGGTTCTTTTTGGTGTGCTAGTGCTTGTTTGGCCCAAGTGATGCGCCAAATTGCTGCATCAAGCTCAGGTTTAGGCCAGTGCTTACGCTCTGCCGCAAACTTAGTCAGTTCTTGTTGTTGTTCTTTTGTTAAAGGCATGCAATAAATCCTTCTTCCACCAGCATGCTGTTATCTTCGCCATCTAGTTCGATGTGAACACAGGCTTGTGGGGTGATTGGTTCAATTTTAGACAGCATTCTCCAGTTTTGCCGAACTTTAATTGGCTTGGGGGTTTGCTCGTCCATTAATTTTAATTTAGTTTTGATGTGAACAGTATACCCGATAACAGAGTCAGGCCCTTCCAGTACTGTTTTGCAACCTAAGCTCTCGGCAAGATACTGAACTTGCTTTACCGTAGGAAAATGTTGCGATGTAAACCGAAACGTATCAGACTTTTTATTATAACGTCTGGGTTTTGAGTGCATGATGCCACTAAGCAGCTCAATTCTTTGCTCTGGGCTGGATAATAGGTAGTTGTTTGGAATTTGATACGGGATGTGCGGCGCTAAATGCGACAAGATTGTGGGCTTTGTGTTGTACACCCGCATTTTTTTGATTGGATCGCGCCAAGATGTCAGCTGATAGCCGTGTTCTTTTAGCTTTTCGGTAATCAAGTCCATGTAAACGCTAGGAATTTTTATAGTTCCGTCACGGCGCCGAGTAAAAAACCAGAACCCAAACAAAAATGGTGGTACTGGCAGGTCTTTGTATGGCAATTCTAAGGGGGCTGTTGTAGGTACGCTGAACTTTAGCCGGTTGTTTTTGTTAACCAGGGGTTCGGCAGTCAGTTCGCTTATTGCTTTTGGTAATAATGGGCGACGAAATTTCTGCACGCCTTTATATGTGACAATTCTATTGCGGTACTTTGGGGTTTCTATGGGGAATTTAAGGTCCTTATCACCAGCAACCGATGTTCCGTCTAGGAAGGTTGCCCGAAAGCAAGGACGCTTGTCCAGAATTTGAACGAGTTTGACCCGGACCTTTTTGCCCAGTCTGTTAAATACAATGTCACCCGGTTTAATATCCTGCGCTATTTTCCAATAGTCAAGGGTTAACACTTTTTGTGTCGATGTGATTGCCATAAAAGTTTGTCAATACCCATTTGTCCAGGTATTTGCCTAGTAGCATTCTTATTTTATTGATGACGCTGTTTGGTAAGTTTTGGATTATCAAAGCGCCATCTGTTATTTGTAAACGAAACTCTAAGTACTTAATCGTTTCTTTATCCAGTATCTGAATGGGTACGTCCACCTTCTCCAAGTTGTACAGGTCGCAGACCATTACCCGCAAACCCAACAGCTTTTGGTTTTCGTTTTCTAAAGCCCCTTGGATTTGATAAACGTATTTGTTCATACTTCTACTAATACGCACTTCGTTGCGTTTTAGCCTATATAACTAAAAATCATAGGTATTGATTTCTATATAACTAAAAGTCATCACTATCCACAGTATCCATAGTATCCAGGGTATAAACGCAACTTACCCTATATCTCTTTTTATCTTTTTTAAAAAAAATAAAAAAAAGTAAAACAAGGGTGGATACTGTGGATCGTAAGTACAAAAGCCTTTTTAATCAACGGGTTACCGTGCCACCCTTCGCTAAAAAGGGTGGATTATAATCCAGGATGCAGTGCAACATTTTCTTTATACAAAAATTTTTAAAAAAATTCGCAAACTTGAAGTCTGACATGGGGCCACCGCCCCGGCCCCCCGGGTACCTGTTTAGGGGTGTCGACATTAGCAAAAAGGGACCCTGCCACCGAAAAGGAGGGCCATTCCACATTATGAGATGCCATGCCACATTGCGGGGCCAGCACCCTAACACTCACCCACACTGACTGCTAGTAATGGGGACAGAGTGGCGGGCCCCACTAAGTTAGTGCTCACTAACATAGGCCAGCGCGCCAGTGTGCCAGTGTGGGGTAGAGCTGGGCCCCAGCCAGTGTGCCAGTGTGGCAGGGTGGGCGCGTGGCAGGGTGGGCCCCAGTGCATCACCAGCGTGGCAGTGTGGTGGCGTGGCACCGTACGCGCACGCGATGTGCAGGGGTGGGGGTGTACTTCGTAGTGGCGCAATTGCAGGACACAGGGCATCCCAGCGCATAATTCAATAGGACGCGATTAGAGGGGCCTACGAGACGCGATCGTATTGTGCTGGTACCTCAGCATCACCTACCCAACGATCTCTAGTAATCCAGTAACCACGAGGGTTAGCGGTCCGTCCCAGCTCATCCGATGGGCCACAACCCAGCCAAATACTTTGTCATTTTAGAGGGTAGTTTTTTTGTCGAAAGTTCTGTACATTTTGCATAGGCTTTGCGAAACTATCATTGTTGTCTTGATCGTAGTACAGAGTTTGCGGGATGCAAACGATACGCAGATCGGCAACGACGGCACGGCGCCACGATACGGCGCCCGAGGTGACTAAGTACCAGCCTCGTTAAACGTGTGGCAGACCTCACGGCAGGACACGTGAGCGAAGATGTACCAGCGGGGTAGGATGTCCCAACAGTTGGCAGATAGTAATGCTCAGAGCGCATTGATTATGAGGCAGTGCGCTCGAGGCAGTACCTATCAACCACCACCACACAGGAGAATTACCATGACAAAATTCACAATCATTAAATTGATCGATGAGAATAAAGTTGTACCAGCAAGACTATTGCCTGAGCAGTCAGGTGATTGCCTTGAGTGGACAGTAGATGACCAAAACATCCTGCAGTACAACCCCAAGACTAAACAGTTCAGTTTTGAAGAGTATGACTTTCAGAACGATGACTGGGAGCTAGTCAACACGCTGGGCCACGATGTAGCCTACAAAATTGCGTTAAATGAAGGCATCATCTACGAGTAATACAGATCGAAACCGCGTGACCGCGGTCTACACGTTATGCGTGTACTGATGAGATCAACCATTACTAGGAGGACTTATGATCACCACTGGCAAGACCCAGTATGACGTGGCCCTGAGCTGGAGTGCTTACGAGCACCTCGGCAATAAGGGCAGGCTGGCATTAAAGCGTGAGCACAACTTCAAGGAGCGCACGTTCAAGACCCGCGAAGAGGCTGAGCAGTTTGCAAAGGCCGAACGCGAGCGGACTGGACTTGAGCTTAGAGTAGGGGAGTGCACACCGCTCTACGGCATTCTGTAACAGATCGAAACCGCAGGACTGCGGTCTGCACGTTATGCGTGTACTGATGAGATCAACCACCACCAAAGGAGCTATACCATGATGACAGCAGAGCAAATGATGACCGAATCAGAGGCCATCCAGCGCCGTATTATCAACGGCGAAGTACCCCGGGGTAGTATCCCTGATCAAATAGCACGGGCCCAAAGCCTAAACCTGCAGGCCATTGCGTTATGGCGCGCTGAGGACCGCGCGACTGAGCGTGCATTGTTAATCAACGAACTGGAGCACAATAAATGAACCAAGAATACAAAATCACCCAAATCGGCAGAATCGAGCACGGCATCGACGGCTCAGACCAGTTCTTTCAGGTTGAGTGCGACGAGCCCATCGAGAAGGACGCGTTGTGGGAGAAGTTCAGCGACGAGTTTTACTACGAGACCCAGCAGGAGGCTGGCGGGTACTACTGCAAGCGCTTTGAGATCTTTTTAAGTGACTACGAGTACCGCGCCGTCGTCAAAGTAGAGCATCGCTATGACGTGTAGTATTTTTTCAACAAGCTCACTTTATGAGCTAGTACCGCTTTATACTAATCACTCTTATCCACCAAGGAGCTAATTATGGTAAATGAACACCAAAAGAAAATCGCCTACGCTGAAGGCTATCACGCTGGCATGATCAGCGAGCAGTTTGACAACCCGTACGAAGACATGGACCTGCGCGTGCAGTTCAACTATGGCTACCGTACCGCGACCGAGCGCGTCAACTCGCTTTACCAACTCAATAACAAGGAGTACGCATAATGAGATCACTACAATCAATCCTACAGGCCCAAGAAGAGGCACGTTATGTTAGTCGCACATGGTCACGCCCATCGAGCACACCTGATGTTGCGGGTTACGTGCACATTGATAACAAGCCTGAATCACCCGACGACATCGTGCATGTTTGGGTCAAAGGTGATGACGGCTTGTTACATAAAACGCCTATCACTCGCGCCCAGTTTGACGCTGAGTTCGAGGCCATGCTGGCCAAGAATCGCGAAGAGGCTAAGATTTTCAACGCTAAACATGGAGTTTAATATGAGCACAATTTACGACATCATCACGATCAATTACGAAAAGCGCAAGCCTAGCCGTGCAGTCATTATGCGCACGCTTGGTGAGTACCTAAAGCAGGGTGGCAAGGCGTTCGAGATCTGCTGGGGTGAGAACATGATCGACGTGTACTTCGACCCACGCGATGAGCAGTGGTACGGCTACGGCTGGATCAAGGAGATCGGAGGCGACTCGATTGCCAAAGAGCTCAACGCGATCCGCCAGCAAGCCATTGCAGAGATCAAGCAGTTCAAAGCAGACCATTTTCAATTCATTCACATTAAATAACAAGGAGCTACCACCATGGCATACATCAATACAGAAGACGTCGCACTCATCCGCAAAACACTCAAGGCAGAGTTGCCTGAGTTTAAGTTTGCGGTGCGCAAGGAGGCGAGCGGTCTCGCAGTCAACGTGGCAATCGTTGAAGGCAAGACAGACTTCTCACCACTGTTTAAGCATGAGCATCTGATCGGCAGATCACACGCTCAGATCAATCCGTATCACCTGTACCAGTATGGTGAATTTGAGCCCTTGTTTGAGAAGATCGTCACCATTATTAAGACGGCACCAAACAAGCAGTGGTATGACCGCAGTGACGCGATGGTTGATTATTTTGACACCGCGTACTATTTCCATCTCAACGTCGGTAATTGGGATAAACCTTACAAGCTAAAGGAGGCAGTATGACAAAAGGATTAGAGCGTCGCATTGAGCATTACTCACATGCGAATAATAAGTTTGAGATAGGGCTCACCAAGCGTCAAGGTGAGTTGGTAGAGGACGCGCTCAGAGCGCGTATTAAAGAGCTCACCGAGCTCGCAGACTGCGCGCATGCGCGCGGTGATAGCAACATGGCTATTGAGCTCGAAAGCTCTGCCAATGTAGTACGCAACACCTTGGCTCAGGTCAAGGACGGTTTGTATGGTTTGATTAAATGGGAGAATTAAAATGAAAAGAGATTTTCGTAACGCGTTCAACGCACTCAAAAAGCTCGGCGTGCCAGTGCGCGAATACGGCGGTGATGAGCCTAATTTTTGGATCACTGCCGAGGACGGTCACGACTTCTGCAACTACTATGACGGGCACATGATCCCTGACTGGGAGTTCGGCGTGTCACCAGTCATCACGCAGACCCTGCGCAAGTATGGACTGTTTGCTGAGTGGCAGAACCCAGCTCAATTAACTGTATGGGAGGCATAATGCTTACAACAGTAATCAACAGAGTAATGAGCGAAGAATTGCCGTGCACTGGATGCGCGCATGCGCCAAAGTGTGGTGCTGAAAAGCTCGCGTGTTATGCGTTCGCGATGTACGTGTATAATGGTAATGCTCACCCAGCAACACCACGTAAACCTACACGCAGAACGTATGCACGGGTAATGTGGTTCGAGGATAAGAACATGATCCGAGAAATTAACAGAGAGATGTCTAACAGGGAGATAACATGATCACAGATAACATGATTGACGACTTAGGAATAATCAACCAACAGATCGCCGAGCTGGAGTCAACCGCTCGCAAGCTCAAGCAGGCGCTGATCGAGCGTGGCGTGGGTAAATATGCTGGCATGGACTTTGTGGCTGAGGTCCAGCACTATGACCGCGCCTCGATTGATCCAGCACTAGTACGCGAGATCTGCGACGTCACCACCGTGGCTAAGGTCACGACCATCAAGCCAGTAGACGCTGTGGTGGTCCGCCGTGTCGCAGTATAAGTACATGCTGATTGACGAGTTCGGGGGTGCCTGCAGGAAGTTTTTATCCAAGCAGGAGGCAACCCCGTATCTAACTACTGGCATGCGCTTGGTGGCGTTACCGAAGGAGCCTAAACAGGATCCTTACCAAGTCGCATCTCTCATATTACAGGAGGCACCATTTTGAGTGGACATCATGGAGTTAAACCATCAACAGGACATAAGACACAATTGATAGTCGGAATAGCATTGCTGATGGCACTCGTTCAATTAGTTTACGTTGCATATTTAGGGTTGCCCGTGCTGTATGCCAAGATTAAATGGTACGGGTTTGTCGCTATAGGATTGTTTATAGCGTTATGTTTTTTCATTCCGCAACTGTGGCTATTACTTTTAGCCGTTGCAGTCGCGACAACCCTAATATGGATGGATTCTTAATGAATGATTTCTTAACTGATTATCTTAAGTCTTTATACGGCATACCAGTACTAGATTCTGAGGAAGAGTACGCGCTGGCTAAGCGCATACAAAAGGGAGACGAGGAGGCGCTGGACAAGCTGGTGCTACACAACCTGCGCTTTGTGGTCTACACGGTGCGCAAGCTCACGGCGTGGAACCACTCACGTACACCGCAGGAAGACCTGATTGGCATGGGCAATGCGGCACTACTTAAAGCAGCTCGTCAGTGGGTGCCAAGTAACAACGCCAAGTTTGCGACCTACGCCAAGCGGTTTATTCTGCGCGGTGTAGAGCGCGGGCAGGATGACACCGAGAACCTAGTACGTATACCAATCAAAGTACGTGAAGAGATTCGCAAGATGACGTACACTGAGCGTGCGCTGACTCAAACACTGGGGCGTGATCCAACGACCCAAGAGTTAGCAACTGTGCTGGGTAAGTCGACTCGGCGCATTAACCAATTAAAGTTTTATATGTTGCAAGAACCATCCTCATTAGACTCACTTAGCATAGACAAAATGGAAGACGATCAAGATGATTGAATTGACTCAAGAACAAGAGACCGCATACAAGCGGTATATCAAAGCCCGCAACAATGTAGCATTAGGACAGTACAGGAGATTGAATAAAAAGCCGTGGCAACCGACTAGTGATGTAATTTGCACGGTGGACGTGGGAGGTTTGAACCACCCGATGTTTTTAGAGAATGACAACTGGATAGAATACACAGAGGCAAGCCTAGCGTGGTGGGAGATCGAGCCACAGTTTAGGAAGGATGAGCGCATGAGTATGATTCGAGGTGACTACGGTGACACCGACTCATGGCGTGAGAAGGCAAACAACGTCAAGGAGATAGAATGATTGCGATACCAACAGACATTTATGATAAGGACGGCAACATGGTTGCCATTGAGTTTAATGACTCGGCGGGTAACTTCTTGGTCGAGGCAAGCTGGGATGAACGCGATGAGCAGACCAGTGATAACCGCACCGCATTTAGGAAGTGGGCGTACGACTTTATTCAGAACAACTTAGGATACGAGGTGAACTTATGAAATCATGCACTGGTAATTGTAATCAAGGAAGAACTATTTGCGACTGTAGTGGCATCGATATGGACTACGGTAAACCTGAGCGTTTTATATTCTTACAGCGCGAGCGTGAATACCATAAGTGGGACCGATACCTCAAGCTCCTGTTTGTGCTGATGGTCCTGTACTTTGGCTTTCACATCGTCAACGCGCTGGCACAAGTAGTCACGATGCCCGACGGGCAGATTGTCAGATGCTCACCTACCAGCATCGGGACCGTGGTCTGTTTATAGCCCCGTGGTGGCATTTTCTCAGCATGGGTGAGGCTACCCCCTTACCCAATCAAAATAAACGGCTCTACGGGCCTGTTTTAAAAAGTGGCAGGATAGTGGCAGGATTGCATACCCAAAGGGTGGCACGGTAACATATTGATTTTATTAGGTATTTTGGGTACGATCCACAGTATCCATAGAAGTTTTTACTTTTTACTCCAGTTTTATATTTTTTATTTTTTTTAAAATAAATAAAATAAGTGAAACAAGGGTGGATACTGTGGATCCTGATACAAATAGTCTTAATAATCAACCAGTTATCGTGCCACCCTTTGCCATAAAGGGTGGATTATAATCCAGGATGCAGTGCAGCATTTTTCCATATTTCATAATGTGAAACGAATTTAAGAATATTTGCGTATTAGTATGGGCAAGATAAGAGGAGATTTATGTTACAAAAACCACCAGCACTTGAGGTAGATTTTAATGCAATACCCAGTGACCTCAAGCGTATACCAAGATTTTGTTTGTGGAAGTACACCCTAGTGGGTGACGGTGAATCACAGAAGTGGTCCAAGCTACCAGTCCAGCACACAGGCAAGTCAGCCTCATCGACCAACCCTGCAACTTGGACAGACTTTTTTACCGCTCAGAAGGCATACGAGAACGGCAACTTTGACGGTATCGGGTTTGTGTTTACAGGCGACGACAACCTCATCGGCATCGATATTGACGACTGCCGTGACCCGCAGACTGGTAACCTGAACACACTGGCACAGTCCATTATGGACAACGTAAAGGGCTACGTGGAAGTCAGTCCATCAGGGACCGGCATCAAGGTATTTACCCGCGCCGACCTGCACTCAGCGCACGTCGACCACGCTATCGGTTTGGAGGTATACCCAAAGAGCCGATACTTTACGATGACGGGCCACAAGATTACGGGCGAGGTGCCCACAGAGCCACAGGACCTTACAGCCCACGTGCCAGCGCGGACAGTTCGGCACAGTGACGACGACTTTGCAAACTACACGCCACCCGTCGAGGGCTGGGACGTGCACCGCGTGGAGCATGAACTCCTTGCGCACCTTGACCCAGACTGCGGATATGATGACTGGTACAAGGTGGGTATGTGCCTGCACCACCAGTTCCAAGGTGATGTTGAGGCGCTCGAGGCGTGGGACCGGTGGAGCGCGCTATCATCAAAATATACATCAAGTGGCATCAATTCTTGCACCACTAAGTGGTCCACGTTTAAGGGTCAGGGCACTACACTGCGCTCACTGATATTTAAGGTGAACCAAAAAAAGTTACAGACGGCACTGGCCAACGGAGAAGTAGTGCTGGACGTGTCGAACCCACTAGACCACGCAAGGAAGTTTTTGTCATCGATGTACACGGTGGAAAATGGTTATAGGTTAGTGCACTACTCGGAAGAGTTTTTTGTCTACACTGGCACACACTACACCGCCATCGAAGAGGCGACGGTGCGCAGTCAACTGTACAAGTTCTTAGACAAGTGCCAAAAGCAGGACAAGAAGGGCAACTTGGTACCGTTCAACGCAAACCCTGCGGTGGTCAACGCGGCACTGGACGCGATCAAGTCGATCGTGCACCTTGCCAATGATCCAAACACCAAGCCACCAGTGTGGCTCGACGGCTATGCGCAGTCGAACCCACCTGCCGATAAGCTGATCAGCATGGTCAACGGACTGTTTCAGATGGACCAGCTCGTATTATTCCCGCACTCACTAGGGTTCTTTACCTACAACTCACTGCCGTTCGAGTACGACCCCAGCAAGTCGTGCCCAGAGTGGATGAAGTTCTTAGATGACGTGTGGGGCGAGGACCAAGAGAGCAAGGACCTACTGCAGGAATACTTTGGCTACATCCTATCGGGTGACACCATGGAGCAGAAGTTTTTAAACGTGATTGGTCCGCGACGTAGCGGTAAGGGTACGATCAACAAGGTGCTGGTCGACCTGCTTGGACAACATAACACTGTGGCACCACAACTGGAGGAACTCTGTGATACGTTCGGTCTTCAACCTTGGCTCGGTAAGCTCCTTGCCTCATTTACAGACGCTCGCGCTCCAGAGCGCAATCGTTCTGCTGTGGTTAGTCAGCTGCTTCGTATTGTGGGCGGTGATACGGTCACAGTTAACCGAAAGAACAAAGAGTCTTGGAACGGTTATCTTCCTACTCGCATCATTGTTTATTCTAACGAGGTACTTCAGCTAACTGAGAACAGTAACGCGCTCACAGGTCGTATGCTAGTGCTCAAGATGAACAAGTCGTTCTTTAACAAGGAAGACACCACCCTGTCATCGCGCCTGAGAAAAGAATTGTCGGGCATCTTTAACTGGGTGATCGAGGGACAGCGCAGACGTCTTGATCGTGGCGGTCAGTTTATCCAGCCACAGTCAGGCAAAGACTACCTTGAGTTGATGGCTGAGCTGGGTAATCCAATCGGCTCATTCATTGATGACGTGCTGGAGATCAGCCCAGCGTACAGCGCCAACAAGGACGACATCTTTGCGTGCTATAAGAAGTGGGCGCTCCACAAGAGCATCACCCCAGGCTCTGAGCTATCATTCAAGCGCCGGTTCTTAGCCGCGATTCAAGAGCACCACGTTGAATCCGACTCGACGCGTATTGGCGGACAGAGACAGCATATTTATAAGGGCATACGTCTGAACTCAAAGGCTCAGAAGTATATTGACAGCATTGAAAAACTAGACAACGGAGAGATATTTTAATGGACGAGAAAGAAGAGAAGTTATTGTTTGCGGCGTGTGCGATGATGGGCCTCGTTGCCCGAGGTGCTACACCGGCAGAGGTACGCGACATGATGTGGATATACGCAGACTTCGCAATGGCCGCTAAGCCAAATGAGAATGATTCTCAATGAGATCGTTTGCCTTTCGCAAGACAGCGCCGCGAACCCACTTCACTACCATCTTTGGTAGAGTGGGTAAGCGTCGGGTGTTGCGTAATAGGCAACTAACGTTGCTCCAAAAGCAACGCACCAAGATGCAAATGATCCGCCGCGCCCACCAAGGCTGGCGTAACAAACGCATCGGTAGCATAGAGGCGCTGAAGATTCGATTGCAGTATGGCAGACGTAAACCCATTCCACAATTTAGGAGATAACATGACCACTTTTACCACAGAAGACAAGCTACACGCTGGTGAGTATCCGTTGAGCGAAGAACAAATAAAAGAAATAATGAGTGAATTTTACTCATACAATCCTAGGTTATTAGAGTTCGCCCGCGCCATCGAACGCGCCCACGGAATTACAGAATGACAATCATCGGATACGTAGCAATCATTGGGCTTTTGTTAATACTTTTATGGAATAAATAATGGCAACTAAAATTAAGGTAGTAGAACCCGCAATTAAAACTAAATCTGGTAAGGTCATTAAAGACACGCCAGCATACTCGCACGAAGAGATTGAAAAGAAAGCCGGCGTGAAGAAAGACAAGCGCGGCTTCTTGCTATCCAACAAAGAGTTTGTTAGCAGAGAGAAAGCAGCCAAGGTGGCCAAGGCTGCCGGTGAAGTAAAAAAACCCGGCAAGAAACTACACAGCCACGAACTACGTGAGGCACTTAAAATTAAAAAGGCAAAGATATGACGACACACGACGGCGGTAAGGGTGACAAGCAAATTCCACCCAAAGACTTAGAGCAGTTTGAAAAGAACTGGGACGCTATTTTTAATAAAGGCATTCCTACGCTTGAAGAACTTGAAGAGCAACGCAAAGTAAACTTTGACATTGAAGTGGACAACGACCACGCAGCCATTCTTGCAACTATTCCGTTTGGGAAGTGATATGAAAAGAGAAGAGCTATCCGAGATGTACCCTGACTTGCTAGTGATGACCCCAAGCTATTTTGATGAGGCCATCGTCGGCGTTGCTACCCGTATTGGTTTAGAGGCAATCTGTTACAGCCAAGAGAAAGTTATTGATCTGCTAATGAAGCACGATGGCATGGAGTACGACGAGGCCGTCGAGTACATGGAGTTCAACATGAAAGGCGCTTGGGTAGGTGACTCTACCCCAGTATTCTTAGAATGATTAAAAAGAAAAAGTACAACTACTACAAGTTAGACGTTGGTTTTTTTCCTGACGTAGTCAAGCTGTGTTTTGACGATAAAGTATTTCAACAAATCTTAAAGGACCATGATGTTACGCTCAAAGCTAACGCGCTCGATTATGGAATTGCTGAGACGCATCTCATTGGAGATGGAAAAGACGCTATCATTATTTTGGTTTTTGACCTATCTCTTGTTAATGACAATCTCAGTGAGCTGGTTGATACTATTACTCACGAAGTTAGTCATGCTGTGGATCACCTTGCGGAGCATATAGGCGAGGAAGATAATTTTGTAAATGAAACACGCGCGTATCTCAGCGGACACTTAGCAGGACAAATCTTCAAAATCTGCATGCACGAAAAGGAAAAGTATGCTCGAAAAGCAAATAGAGGCAAGGCTAAACAAGATGGTAAAGGAGCAGGGGGGAATGAGCTTAAAATTCATCTCGACTATATCGGGCGTTCCGGATCGCATAGTGTTGCTGAACTCCAAGCTATCATTCGTGGAGCTGAAGACGGAGACGGGCAAGCTGAGCAAACGCCAAGAGATAGTGTTTGATCAATTAGGTGAGCAGGGCTTTCCTGTTCACGTGTTAAGAAGTATTGATGACGTAGAGGATTTTATTTGTGAAGCGATCAGACCTGCATGCGTACCAGAAACACCTAATCAATCTGGCGAAATCCATCCCGAACTTGGGACTTTTTCTGCCACCTGGCTTAGGGAAGACGACGACATCATTGACGATACTGGCGGATCAGTTTAATGGACCAACACTTATCGTGGCCCCTAAGCGAGTTGCCGAGACTGTGTGGGCGGAGGAAGTAACAAAATGGGATCATCTGAAACACCTGACAGTGGCAAAGATTCTTGGGACCCCAGCTCAGAGGACGGCGGCACTGAAAAGCTCCTGCGACGCGCACATTGTCAATTTAGAGAACTTGAGTTGGCTGCTAGAACAGCCAGAGGCAAGCAAATTCAAGAACCTGATCATCGACGAGAGCAGCCGGTTCAAGGACCCATCGACCAAACGGTTCAAGGCACTGAAGAAGCACCTCAAAAACTTCGATCGACGTATTATCCTTACTGGTACGCCAACACCACAGGGCATAGCGGATCTGTGGTCACAGGTTGGCATCTTGGATTTAGGACAACGCTTGGAGACGAGCCTGACAAGGTTTAGGGATAAGTACATGCTGCCAGACCAAGTCAACCGGCACACACGCGTCGTGTATAGCTGGAAGTTAAAGCTGGGCGCGGATATGCAGATCCAAGAAAAGATATCAGACATCTGTTACTCACTCAAGGCCGAAGATTATCTCGAGCTGCCCGAGTGCACTAAGCTGTACCACAAGATTGAAGTAGAGAAGGGAATAAAGGCAAAGTATGATGAACTTAGAAAAGACATGGTCGCTGAGATCGGTAAAGAAAGGATCACAGCTCCGACAGCAGCAGCACTGGCGAACAAGCTGCTCCAATTCACATCGGGAGCAGTCTATAATGAGGAAGGAGAAACGCAAGAAGTACACCGCGCTAAACTGGAACGTCTTGAGTCGATCATGGAAGAATCTTCCAGTCCCACGCTGGTCTTCTACCACTTCAAGCACAGCCTCCAACGGCTACGTCTTCAATTCCCAGAGGCGGTGGTGCTGGACGATGACAACATTGCGGCGTGGCGTCGTGGCGAGATTCGTATGCTGCTTGCCCACCCGCAGAGCGGCGGAATCGGGCTTAATCTACAGTGCAACGTTGGAGACACAGCACAGACGGTCTGGTTCGATCTACCATGGAGCTCAGAGAACTACATCCAGGCGAATGCTCGGATCTACCGCCAAGGGCAAGAAAAACCGGTTATTATACATCATCTAACCTTGTCTAATAGCATCGACCAGCAGGTTGTCAAGGTGCTAGACGGCAAAATAAATTTGCAAGATGCCCTGTTAGATGACCTAAAATGCGTATTAGTATAGCTATGAGAACAAAAACCAAACACCGAGTATGCGCCGCGACTCCACGACTTTCAGATGAAGAGCTAGACCCCATCGAGCAAGATGACAATGATGGTATTTCTACTGAATTGTTTGAGGCGTTTTTACCTTGGAGTGTTGAGGATATTGAAGACATCAAGCGGCTGATAGCCACCAAAATGCCAGTAAAAGAACGTTTTATTTTAGAAGCATTTTTAAGTGGCTTGACGCACATAGAGGCAAACGTTACGGAAAAGTATTGGCGCTACCATTTTAATAAGGGCGTCGAGTTTATTAAGAAAGAGCTAAAGCTATGAGCCACTTTATTGTTGAACACAAGATTAAGGGATACTATGTTATGGAGACGCTTACTGGTGTGGAGGATATCGACACTAGCCGCTATCAAGATTTATTGGGAATCTGGGTTTGTGAAAGCATGGAAGAGCTACAGACTATGGAAAACGAGCTTAGGAAGATGAGACATGAACGATCCAGTCAACAAGCCTAAGCACTACACCAGTCACCCATCCGGCATTGACTGCATTCAAATCACCGAGCACATGGGCTTTAACCTTGGCAACGCGATCAAATATATCTGGCGCGCAGATTTAAAAGATGACGCCTTGGAAGACTTGCGCAAGGCTGAGTGGTACATTCGCAGAGAGATTGAAAAACGTTCAAAAATTAAAGAGGAGTGTGGCAAATGAAATTAGAACTTGATGACGACTTTGCTGATGGTATTACACGCGCCAACCTAGCGCAGAGCTATGTCAGCGTTTCAAAAATGATTAAGAACAATGCAGGTTGGCACGAAGACGATGTGGCAACTTGGAAGGAACTGCTCCCAGCACTGATGATTGTTGGCAACTGGTACAGTGTGGACTTTGCAGCCGATATTAAGAAAGCTAAAAAATGAACAACAGCGTAGATTTAGAAAGCGCCATTATGGTGGCGTGGCAAACCAGCGAAGACATTGACCTGCTGTACAAGCATCATGGCGACGCGCCCAAACCGATGACTGAAGACGAAGTGGCAACCGCGCTGCTCGGCATCAAATCCCTGCATGATATGCGCATGGAGCATCTCATGGATATGTACTGCAAGAAACTAGAATTAAACGAGTATTGTACAGATCCAGAAAAGTTAGCAGCAAGAGAAGAAATGTTTTCGCAATTATTAACACCGAAGAAGAAAGGTAAAAAGAAATGACAGACCAAGCACAACAACCCGATCCATTGGAAAATGAGATTTTAGATTTTAAATTTACTGTTAAACAGGTAAACATGATCCTACACTTACTTGGACAAGCACCATACATCGCATCTGCAGGATTGATCGCGTTGGTACAAGACCAAGGAGCTCCACAGTTTAAAGCATTGCTAGAAGCGGAAAAAGCTAAGCCAAATGAGTGATGAAAATTTTATTCGACAGTTTTTAAAGCACCGCAAGTTTAGCACCAAGATTGCTGACAACGTGGACGAGAAAACTAGAAAGACTACAGCAGAGCAGGAGATGGAACACCGCCTGCTGGCTGAGGCCATGACAAAAGGTATTGTCAACGAGATGATGCCCACGTTCAGAAAAATGCTAGAAGAAGAGCAAAAGGCCAAGGAAAAACCAGTACGTAAGATCATTATTCCAGACTAGGGCGCTTTGGTTGTAAAAAGCGTATTAGTAGATATATGGGTAGTAAAACTCGTCGTGAGACGCTTTGAACCCCTCCAAATTCAAGGAGATAGACATGGCAACTAAACCTGGCCTATACGCCAACATTCAAAAAAAGAGAGAGCGCATAGCAGAAGGCTCAGGCGAAAAGATGCGCAAGCCCGGCACCAAAGGTGCTCCCACCAAGCAAGCATTTATCGAATCAGCTAAGACTGCTAAGAAGAAATAATGGCAACCAAAAAGAATGGCCCATCGCTTTCAATTGGCCGTGGTGAGAAGCTGCCTGCGTCTAAAGGCGCTGGGCTTACCGCCAAGGGTCGTGCTAAGTATAATGCGGCTACTGGCTCGCATTTAAAAGCACCACAACCAGAGGGCGGATCCCGCAAGGATTCGTTCTGTGCTCGCATGTCTGGTGTCAAGGGCCCTATGAAGGATGAGAATGGCAAACCAACACGCAAAGCAGCAGCACTGAAAAGGTGGAAATGTGGTAGCTAAGAAGTCACCCCCAAACAAAAAGACATTTACCCCAGAAATGGCTGAGACCATTTTAGAACTGGGTAAACAAGGCGCGTCCCAAAAAGCCATGTACGCTGCTATTGGTGTTAGCAAGACCACTGCAGCTAGATGGAAAGAAGAAGATCCATTCTTTGCCGAGACCATGGATATGGCTACAACTTATGGCCAAGCCTACTGGGAAAACATGATGTTGGCAAACATTGACAATAAGGCATTTAATAGCCGAATTGCTGAGATTGCCCTACGTGGTCAGTACCCAGACGAATACAGAGATAGACTTGATGTTAAGCAAAACATTAAGCAAGAAGTCGTAGTGGACTTCGATGCACAAGTTACAGAACTAATTAAAAAGCTAAACGCTTAAACATCAACGGGGAATCGGCTTAGCGGCCTGCCAGTGCTCACTCACTGGCTACCCACCAAATACCAGTGAGGGTGTCAATGAAGAAGTGCTCTAAGTGTAAAATTACAAGACCGTACTCCGAATTTCATAAAGACAAATCAAGAAAAGATGGGTATCGATTGTATTGTAATGTATGCTCTAAAGAGTATTATCAAAAAAATCGTATTGAAAAGTTAGATAAAGCACGTGCTAGAACCTATGGTATTAGCCGAGAAGAATTTGACAAAAGAATAGCAGATCAAAATAATCAATGCGAGATTTGTAAGCTACTTTTTGTACCAGAAAAAACCCCCCACGTAGATCATTGCCATACCACTAATAAGGTACGTGGATTACTCTGTAATCACTGCAACCGTGGTCTGGGCGCATTTAGAGATTCCCTTCAAATTATGCAATCCGCCCAAGAATATATAAAAAAATATTCTGTATGAAATGCACCAAAATGCGTATTAGTAAATATACGACAAACCGAATTGAAAGAATAAATTGACTGCACACGCTCTATTATCAGCTTCCAGCTCTAAACGTTGGCTAATGTGTACACCTAGCCCTAGACTAGAGGCCACTCTTCCAGAACAAAAAAGATCTTCCAATGGGATAGACTTTTCTGCTGAAGGAACATTAGCCCACTCTTTAGGTGAAATTAGACTACGACTTAACTTTAACCAAATTACACAGGAAGAATATGATAAAGAATACGAAGAAATTAAAGCCCACAAAATCTATCAAACCTACACTTTGGACGCGCGTGATGATTTTGAAGCTAACGTGGACAATTATGTACTATACGTTCGTTCTCAAATTGGTGAGGGGGACACGCCTCTTTTTGAACAGCGTGTCGACTTTAGTGACTGGGTGCCTGACGGCTTTGGTACGGCCGACGTGGTTATTCTTTCTAAACACTCCATTCGAGTCATCGATTTCAAGTTCGGAAAAGGCGTGGCCGTTTCCGCAATCGACAACACTCAGCTCCGCCTCTACGCCCTCGGTGCGTACTCGAAGTTCAAGGAAGAATACCCCGATATTAAAGAAGTCGTCTACACGATCCACCAACCAAGACTCGACTCTATTAGCAGCGATGGCACGACCATCGCCAAGCTCATCGACTGGGCCAACTACTACGTCAAACCGAAAGCCAAGAAAGCCTGGAGCGGCAGCGGCGAGTTCCTCCCCGGCGACTGGTGCGGCTTCTGCAAAGCAAAAGCCACGTGCCGCGCGCGCAGTGATTTCAACAGCGACCTCGCCAAGCAAGACTTCAAAGCCCCGCCTCTCCTCACCGAAGAAGAAGTCAGCGAAGTCTTAATTAAAGCGCAGAACCTACGCACTTGGGTTAACGATGTAGAAGACTACGCACTAAACCGTGCAGTAGAACAAAACATTGTACCGCCAGGATACAAGCTGGCGACCACCACAACGCACCGCAAGATATCAGAT